CTAAGCCAGAGTCCACAGGGGTCACCACCTTTGCGAACGAGGCGTGTGAATCAGTAGGCGCTCTAATGTCCCATTACAAACCATCACCAATGGTCGTTTCTCCTGAGTACATAGGAAACATCACTGAATACTTCCGTCGACCCGTGCCTGTTGTAACGCTTTCGTCTTCTACTTCTCAGCAATCACTTTTTAATTTTAGTGGCAACTTAAGTAATATAATGACGTTTTTTCCAGGCTCTAACAATCGCTTGTTGGGTGCTTACGCTATGCGGGCCACAGTAGTTTTTACATTGCAGGTGGCGGCCACACCTTTTCATCAAGGTGTTGTCGTCTTGTCGTCTCAGTATCGCGATGCTGCCAATGCCACTTTTTCGCGTAATAACGCGTTTTATGCATGTACCAATGTGAATCATGTTAGGTGTGATATCAATAATACGACGATGGTTCAACTTAAGATACCTTACCTTTCGGAGGAGGAAGCACAAGTCATTGGTGGTGCTGGAGGCACCATTTCTTCTAACCCATGGTTCTTTATGTCTGTAGTTCAAATGCTTCCAACACCTTTGCCTTCCTCCATTCTCGCCGCTCGACTTCAGTTGTTTATGCATCTTGAAGACATTGAGTTCTTCGGTGCCATACCTCAGGTGACATCCACGCTAACACCACAATCTGGTATTAAAGCAGCGGAAGTTGAGGAGGCGGCTTACCCATTAAGTTCCTCAGTTAAGGCGGCTGCAAAGTCTCTTACCTTAGCTTCTCGAGCGATTCCGCTTCTTTCCCCCATCCTTTCCACACCCACATGGTTTCTTCAGTGTGCTGGCAATGCTTTGAGGTCCTTTGGGTTTTCTAAGCCCATCGTGCGTGATCCGATCACTAGGCACGTTCGTTTCTCTTCTGTAGGTGAACATAATGTTGATGTGGCTTCAGGTTGTTTTTCACTCGCTCCTACGTCCACCAATAGTTTGGCCACATGCTGTCCTTGGCACTACCGACGTGGATGAGATGTCGTTAGAGTATGTTTTGTCTCAATGGGGACAAGTAATGTATGGAACTATTACGACAGCGCAAGGATCAGGCCAAAC